TAACAATAACATTATTGCGGATATCAGAAAAGCCCAACAGGCTCGCTATGATAGAGAGGATAAGTCTCTGCTTGACGCACTAAGTCAGGCTAACGCTTATCTATCTGCTCAATACAATTTAGACGAGGAGGTTAAGTAGTTATGGAATTATATTTAGACCTTGATAGTTTTGACTTGTATTACGATAGCATAGGATTACAAATCAATATCCCAATGTGGTTATTGGTTGGCACTATTGCATTTATCTATTCAATTAAGTTAATTAAAAAAGATAAATAAATGGCAGAGTATTCTGCTGAACAACTAAAACGCAAGGCACACCTAGAGAATGGTGGAAGCCTTGCAGATTATGATAGGAGCCACTACCCAGAGTAGTGTGCTCACTATTTTTTTTATTTTTTATTTTTAAAATTACATATCGTACATCTGAAAAAAATATTCAGATTTTATGAAAATAAAAATTTTTTCAGATTTTCAGTGTATAGGGTATAATAAAAAGATGTGCCAACACGTATATAAATACACAGGTCCTGGATTATGCGGATATTGTGGTTTGAACACTAATGATCCTAATTGGGATACAATAAATAAAGGATATTTTGAGTATAAAGAAAAAGTCGGGTATTTTTATAATACCAATACCTGGTGGACTATTTAGTAGTATAATAATTTCATGAAACAACAAATTCTAATGTCTATCATAATAATCGGTTTGGCAGCACTCATATGGCTTTTCTAGATAATCTTGAATTTTCTATGTCAGATGATAATGACGGTATGCCAAGTAAAAAAGTTACAGATGCTATTAAAGAAATGCTTGAAGATCCAGAGCACCACAAACTTATGGAACGATTAAAATACATGGAGGATCATGGAATCTAAATATCCTGAATCTTGGCAGAGGCACACTCCAAAAGGTATGGAAGTAATAAGTGAAACAACTAAGTCAACAAGATGTTGTGATACTTGTGAGTGTAATCAGGCTGAAAAAGAAAAGTTTAATAAGTTAATGGAAACGCAAGTCTCATTTGAGGAATAATGAATTATTTAGTTCACACAGATCCATATGATCATTCAGATAGAGGTTTATTAATTTTTGCAATTTTGGCAGGAATAGCAGTGATTACTTGGTACTTTAAAAAATAACTACCATTTACCTAAAGGACAATAAGCCTTTTCTAACTGGGTTTTCATTTTCATAAAACATCCACACTTCTTGCATGTTTGAGTTAGTGGTCTAAATGCAGGGCATGTATGGCAAATATCTAATCTTTGCTTAACTATTTCTGCTGATACTCTTGGTGATCTATTTATTAAATCCCAAGGTCTAACATCATCAGACATTTTTATCTCTTTTTCTTTGCATTTTTCTATAGGCCCCAGTTGGAATAAAAGAGTTAGTAAAGTTAATATGTTCTTTTTTAAAAAGTTTTTCATCTTTTTTATTTTGATATCTAATAGTATGTTTTAATTTATTTAATCTCTTAAATGGTATGTATAAAACAAACGGATCTCCACATTTAATTACTACCTCATTGCCATTACCATGATACAAAACTTGTTGATTTATTTGATGATAAATATCTGTATCTATGACACCAGGAAGTACAGACCATTGTTGATTAAAATTATAAAAAAGAGGCAATTGCAAAACAGACCAACCTGGAGGGGTAATGATTTTCCAAGGGCTGTTTGCTTTAAATATAAACTGTCCATCAACTCCTAAAAAACTTGGTTTTTTGTATTTTATAAACTGCTCATTTTCATGAACTGTCCAATCAAAAAGATTTGTTGATGTTTGCCATTTCCAGCCTTCATCATCATTTTTTAATATTACATCTGACCACATGGGAATTATATATCCTTGAGAAAAATAATCTGGAAAAGATGGGCAAATTTTTACACTTAAGGGGTCTGTTGATGTGATATCTTTAAACCATTGAGGAATAAAATGTTTAGCAGGCCTTGGTAAACACTCTTCAATAGTTTCCAAACCTTCAACAGTGCTTATAAACTGTATATTATCTGATTTACCAAAAATCAAAATATCTCCAATTTTGTCGGGGCACCAACAAGACCCTCATTAACACTAGTCCACAATTGTGACGACATACTAGTATTAATTCTAGCAGATAAACCAATAGAATCCATAACGTAGTTATATCCTCCAGATTTAGTCTCAACCTTATTCCAAACCCCACTATCATATATTAAGGTTTGAGAATCAAAAATAAATAAATAATAAACCTTTTTCTCATTTTCGGCGGGGACAGAAGACCAATCCTGGTCTGCTTTAGCAAGACACACATAATACTTAGCGCTATTATTCACTATGCTGGCTATCATGGCATCTAAGGTTTGGTATTTACCTAATCGTGAGCCAGAGAAGGTTAGTGTGTTATTTGCATATACCCCCGATTTTATGGAGAAACTCTCGCCTGACTCTAAAGACATATCTACGCTGACAGAATGGCTTCTATTAGGCTGCCAGTCATTTATCAAACCATTCTCTGTGAAGGTATTGGCAATTAGTTCTTCTAAAAATTCGCTGGTACAAGGAAGGCGATAAACCGAATGATGTATTTTTAATTTTTCTGTCAAACCTTCAATTAGAATATTTTTGATGTTATCTAGCACATCTCATTATAACTCATATCGGGATATTAAGCAAATATAGATACTGCATTCATTGGGACATTAGTGTGTGTGTCACACATATTTTGTCATTTAATGGTTTGGTATTCTATTTTCGGCTTTATTGACAGCGCTAGATTTTATGATACAATGAATTAATGAAAAACAAAAATGAAATAAATGTATATTGGTGGCCAACGCAAAAAGGTTGGAATCTATTATATAACGATCCAATAAATTTACAAGAATCTTTGTATAAAATGAAAAATAAAAATAAAAACAAAGATAGTTACGCAAGATCAATGTTTGAATGTCCAGCATTTTCCGACAAAACTAAAAAAACGTTTTTTTTTACAAGTCCAATGAGCGTTGAATATGAATATGATTTTACAGATCCAGAAAATTCATATATTACCCCTAAAAATCCACTTATGCCTTATCTTGAAACAAAAATACTAAGACCACCAACTATGTCTAAAAAACCTTTATTTCAATTATCTTTATTTTGGTGTTTTTTTAGCGAAGAGTCATTAACTGCTTCTGTTACACCACCTTTTTTACATAATTCTAATTTTACAAAGCAGGGCATACCGCCAACTGGATCCTATGATATAGGACAATGGCTAAGAGCCTATCCTTTAGAAATTATGCTATGGAATGAAACTGGTACTTTTAAACTTGAAAAAGATGAGCCATTATTTTACATAGAATTTTTAACAGATAGGCCTATAAAGTTACAGAGGGTTGAAAGTACGGACAAATTAGATGAATATACAACACAGTGTGTAGTTGCGCCCGCAACAATTGAAAACAGAATTCCTCTTATTACAAGATATGAAACTTTTAGAAAAACAAGAATGAAAGATATTATAATGAAAGAAATAAAAAAAAATATAATTTAATAAATCTTTCCAAGTGTCACATTTATTGTATAAAAATTTAATTGCTTAATAGACATAGCGTGTCTTTTTATAGTTTGATATTCTATTTTCGGCTTAATCTAAGTCTTCGCCGAATAATAAGATATAATAAATTTATGGCAACAGCGCATTCATTGGTCACACTTAGCGATTCTACCGCTACTCGCTTGACACCACCAGGCGCACACGGTGGTATGGATATTACCTTACAAAATGTTAACGCAACTGGATATATTTATATTGGTGGCGAAGGAGTAACATCTTCCAATTATGGATTTAGAATTATGCCAAACCACTCAATCTCTTTTGAACTTGTTTCTAACGATGCATTATATGCAATTTCATCCGTAAATTCTATGAATGTCGCTATGATTCAAATTGGCTTGGAGCCTTAAGTGGCAAGATTTACGCATCCCGCTTTTGGAGATGTCGGCGGACTTACAACCGAAATAAAATCTTATTCTCCAGTATGGTCTGGAACTGGATTAGCATTTACTGGAACTCCTGCGACAGGATCATATATTAAAATTGGAAATTTAGTTATGTTGCAAATTGATGTATTGTATACCACTGTAACTAATTTTGGTACAGGTCAATATTCTTTAACATTGCCTTTTGCATCTAAATACCATACAGATGTTTATGGTGGTTCTGCACATGATAGTTTGCCAACACTTAGACATTATAGTTTAAAAGGACATTTAATTCCATCAAGTACAACTATGACATTATGGCAACATGCAGGTTCTGGTAATGATGAACCTATGGATTTTAATACACCATTTTCTCCAGGAGCAGAAGATAAGTTTCACATGTCTTTCTCATACATTTGTGAATAATTATCTCAAATAATGATATAATAATCTTTATGACCTTACAAGACTGGGCAGGATTAACTTTAACTATTTTGTCCATTGTGGTATTGATTGCAGGTGGAATTAGATTTCTCGTAAAAAATTATTTGTCCGAACTTAAACCTGATGGAAATGGTGGACATAATTTAGAAGGTAGAATAGCAAGAGTTGAAAATCGTACCGAAAAAATGGAATCAAAACTAGACCATATGTACGAGATATTAATTGATTTCGTTGCTAGTCAAAATGCTAAAAAGTCTAAAACTAAGACTAAAGACTAACTATATATAATATATAAAATATTTTAAAAACCTTACTTGCTAGTTATTCTTTTCTTTATATATTTTAAGTATACACTTTTATACCCTGGATTTTTACAGTTTATGCAGGAAACAATATAACAATTTTATAACAATTATTTTATTGTCTCATTTATAACATTTTGTTATATTTTATTATATTTATAATAATACAATGTTATAATTTTTACGCTGGCACCTAGATACTATCCCCCACCCCACTGCGTCTAGGTGTCCAGTTTTATTTAATGGTATAATCAATTATTATGTGTGCTCCTACAATAGAAAAATATGGCGCAACGCCAGCAAATATTCAATGGACAGTAGTCCGTGGAGATAGCGCAACACTAAAGATAGAATTTTTTGAGGATGATGAGACTACCTACTGGGATACTGATGGATGGACATTTTTGTCTACAGCCTTTGACCCAACAGGAACAGTTCTAGACGAACTTACAGTAACCGATGAAGCAGGGTATGTAACAATATCAATACCTGCAACCACAACCTTAAACTGGGGAACTCAATATAAAACCGTAGTAGCAGAACTACCATTTGATTTACAGGTAACAATTCCTGGGGGCAGTGGAGAAGAAGATACTATTTGGACACCAGTAACTGGAACCATCTGTGTTCTTGGAAATGTTACTCCTGGAGGTAGCCTGTAATGCCAATTGTAAAAGTATCAACACCCACACCAAATATTCCACCAATTATTAAAATTTCAAAAAAAATATTTAAAACAAAAATTAAGTAGATAAGAAAAGTTCATGGCTACAAGCATGGATTTTCCTAAAAAGAAAAAATATTCAGAAACCGTTCAAGAGGTTAAGTCTGTTGAGTATATACCTGTTCCAGGATTACAAGGTGAGCGTGGAGATGTTGGTCCACAAGGTCCACAAGGAATTCAAGGTCCTAAAGGCGATAAAGGTGATCCTGGTAAACAAGGGCCACAAGGACCAAAAGGGGAGCCAGGAGAACGTGGAAAAGGTGCAGAAGGTTATGACAGCCCCTCTGGTCAATATCCAGGCTGGGCATATTATAAAAATGAAAACAAAAATAAAGTTAGTATTGGGCCAAACAGGGGTGATGATGGTTGGGTGTCAATATTTTTAAAAATAGATAAAGAAAAAAGTATTGAAAAATATTTACCACAAAAATCTGTATCACTTTTAAATGATGTTGCAAAAAAAATTAATTTTAAAGCATTTCAGTATGGCGCAAAAGTTGACATAAGGTATGATCTGGAAATAGAGACCTATAACAATAATACAGAAATATGGATTAGAACTTTTTCTATAGATGATGAAAATTCTGTTACTGGCTATCTTGGAAATTTAAAATATCAATACTCCTATGACTTTTCTTTTTATCAAACCATATTTATAGAAAATCAGGCCATTAAGGTTTTTGGGGGTATACCACAAATTAGATCAGACAATGAAGGTAGTATCATACTAAAAGGCATATATATAGCAGTATCATAATGGTATAATGTTCTAGGAGGAATAATGGCATTTCCAGGTTCTTATAATTTTAATTACTATCGTGGCGATACCGCCGAATTTGTGGTGCGTCCAAAAACAGCAAACGGTGACGCCTTTGACTTAACGGGTTTTAGTGCAGATTTTTTTATTGCTACAGCAAGAGGCGAAGGTCAAACACAATATGAAGCACAAGCAGTAGTTGATGGATCTGCAGATACAATCACCTGTACAATTCTTCCTGGCTTAGGAAGAGATCTTTCCGCTGGTACTTATGTTTATGATGTTCAAATAGATGCAAGCGCATCTGAAATTTATACAGTTCTTACAGGAACCATTACAGTAACAGATGATATTTCTGGAGCAGATGAGTCATAATGGTAGATGTATTACTTAATACTGAAGATGTTGTTGTTCTAGGACCACCAGATTCAATTGATGTTTTAGTAGATATTGGTCCACAAGGAACTCGTGGTAGTAAAATTATTGTTGGTTCAGGCGAACCAAATGCACAAACATCTAGTGGAGTGTTATTAGGAACAACATTAATATTAAATGATATATATATACAAACTGACCCTGGAGCAGACTATGGATATATGTATCAATATGTTTCCCAACCTGGAGGAAATACTTGGGTAGAAATTTTAAATATAAGTCCAGCAATTTACTCTACCATAGAGACTACTTCATTTACATCTGGATCTGCATCAATAACTATTCCAATATCAAATATAGTAACAGTAACTGGTTCACCACTTACTGCTTCAAATTTTAATGTTCAGTTTCAAATTGAAGGAGCAAATCCAATTGCAGCATCTATGGAGATTCCCGCTTTAGCAGGGGCTGGAACAAATTTAGTAATAAATTTTGATGCAGTTCAATACAGTGGTGGTAGTTGGTCGGCACTTACTGGCAGTAAAACAATACACATGTTTATATCCATAGTTTGATATAAAAATGGTATAATCTTTTAAGAGGTGATCCAATGGCCGTAGAAAATATAGGAAACTTAGTACCAACTAAAATTCCAGCATTAGTTGATGATGCTAATATTCAAGATGCATTAAGAGCATATCATTATGGATCATATGATTTTGATACATCAGAAACTGATCCAGCAGAACTTTTAGTTCCATCAATTGCACATACAATTAATGATTTACAAGAACAGATAGACGATCAGGTTGACTTAGAACTAGCAGCACGAAATATATCTTCAGCACAAAATTCTGCACCAATTGCAGCAGATTTTACAGCATTTTCTGCCACAATACCAAATGGTTATATTTGGGTAGACAAAGATGCATCTGCTCCAGTTGGATACTTATCGGCAACATCAGTTTATACAGCAACACAGCCAACAACTGGATTGGCAAATGGTGTAATTTGGATTAAAAAGGGATCAAGTCCCATAGAATTGTATGTTTATAATGGAGACACTAGTAGTTTTGATCAGGTGATTTAATGCCAACATCATTTAATTACGATGGAAAACCAGGTTATATCTATAATGCAGCAGACGATACTTGGTACGAATTATCTGGCAAAACAGATACATCTGGAACTTTTGAGTGGGCTGGACCACATACACATCTATCTTCAGTTACAGTTTTAGATCATTTTATTGGAAAAAAAGGTATAAATAATTATCTTAATCCAGCAGCAAGAGATGCTTCAATTACATCTCCTACTACTGGGACTATATGTTTAATAAGACAAGATGGTAGTGGAAATATAATAAATCAACTTCAAGTTTATAATGGCACTTCATGGATTTCTCTTTCTATTCCAGCGCAAGCAGGTAATGCTGGAAAAGTATTACAAACAGATGGTATAATAGCATCATGGCAAGACTCAAGTGGATTGCCAGACATATTTTTACTAATGGGAGGATAAAAAATGCCAGCCACATATAAAGTTTTAGCACAAAACAACCCTAGTGCTACTACAGAAACAACTCTTTACACAGTACCATCTGCAACATCGGCAGTAGTATCAACTATCTCAATTGCTAATCAGGCAGGCACATCTGGAACATACCGTATTGCGGTACGTCCATCAGCAGATGCCTCAACAACGGCAAAGCACTGGATTGTTTATGGAGCAACTGTAGCAGCATCAGATTCTATAATGTTAACTCTTGGAATTACACTTGCAGCAGGCGATGTAATTCGTGTTTATGCATCTTCTGCAAGCATGTCATTTGCAGCATTTGGTTCAGAAATTTCTTAATTAAGGATTGAGGTAGCCCCACTATGGCAATTAGAAAAGCAAGTGATTCTAATTTAACAGGTAAGAAGTACAACGATGCATCTGCTTCTGGTACAAAAATACCAGATGTTCCAGATACGCCAATTTTAACAGAAACACCAACTGAAAATGGTTCATCAATAACAGTAACGGCAAATGCAAGTCCAACTGGAGGGCTTCCTACAAGTTTTTCTGCTATCTCAACGCCATCATCTATTGTTGCAAATTCAAACAATTCATCAATTGACTTTGGATCAAGTTTAAGTATTGGAACATCATATACTTTTAAAGTAAAGGCAATAAACGCAACTGGTGAGTCTCCACTTACTAATTCTACTAATGCAATTGTTCAACCAGGATATCAACTAAGTCAAACATTTAACTCATCTGGAACATTTACCGTTCCATCAGGTAAAACACGGGTTGCAATTGTTGGTGTTGGCGCAGGAGCAAACAGTAGCGGAGATAATGGTGGCCGTGGTGGAACAGTATTTATTCTTGAAGACGCAGTAGTAACATCCGCATCAAATCATTATGTACAAATTGCTTCTGGCGGAGGAAGTAACTCAACATTTGGAAATATTTTGACAGTACCTGGCGGTTCTGCCAATCTTGCAACCACTAATTCTGGAACTTTTCAGTTTAATGAGACTGGACGTGCTGGAGGTACAGGAGGTTCTCCTACAGGTAATACTTCTAATGCTGGAAACGCAGGAGGAAATGCTAGTACAGCAACAACTCCTAACGTTTCCATAGAATCATATCAGGCTGGAGGCGGAGGCGGGGGCGCTGGAGGAACTACTTATGCTTCATTTCGTAACGGCGCTGCACAATATAATCCACCAGGCGGTGGCGGTGCTGGAGGAAATTATTTTGGTGGCGCTGGCGCTCAAGGTGGCGGTAATGGTCAAGGAATTCCAGAATTTGGCTATACCGTACCAGGACAGGCTGCTCGTGGACCAGGCGGAGGCGGGGGCGCAGGTAGCGCTGGCACAACTTCTGGTGGCGCAGCACAATTGAAAATTTATGTTAAATAAAGGATAAAAAATGATAAAACATTATGCTTTAATTAAAGACTCATTAGTCTCAAATGTTATTTTACTTGAAGATCCTACAGAAAACTTTTTAGAAGAAGTTAGATTATTTAATAATGTTGATTTAATAGTGTTAGTTCCTGAAAAATTTTTAAACTTTCCATACGCTATATCTGTTGGATATGCATGGGACGGAACAACGCTTATTCCTCCAAAGCCTTTTAACTCATGGATATTAAATGAAGAAAAAGATTGGACGGCGCCAGTTTCAAAACCAAATGATAACAATGCCTACGTTTGGAATGAAGAAACAATAGGTTGGGACCTTATTGAAGAATTTAACGAAAATCAAATAGATTACGAAAACCTTTAGTAATATTTTTTAAATTAGTTTTTTTATGATATCATAGATAGATGGATATTCAATTTACAAATATATTTTTAAAAAATATTGATGTAGAAAAACCACAACCAGCATTAAATTTTATTCCAGATTGGTATAGAAAACAAAAATCTTTTACAAACAGTAAAAAGGGTATGCTTTTCCCAGAAGGTAATACTGATGCAAGTATAAAAAAATGTATGCCAGTTTTTGATTGCATCACTTCTGGATATATGATTCTTGCTTCGTCAGATATAATGGTTTCTGTTGTAGATGGTGATCAAATATTTACCTTTAATACAGTTATGGAAATAGCCAATCATCCTATTGAACAAGCAAAAGAACACCCATTAAAAAAACCTCACAACTACCCTAAATTTATCAATCCATGGTCTATTAAGACACCAAAAGGATATTCATGTTTATTTATAACGCCCATGCATCAAGACTTACCATTTACAATATTTCCAGGAATTGTTGATACGGACAGTTATACGGTACCAGTTAATTTTCCATTTGTAATAAATGATCCAAATTGGGAAGGTATTATTTTAAAAGGAACTCCAATAGCACAAATAATTCCATTTAAAAGAGATAGTTGGAAAATAAAATATGGAAATGAAAAAGATGTTGATATGATTAATAAAGCAAAAAATCAATTAGGAACAATGTTTTTTAATAAATACAAAAGAATGTTTTGGTCTAAAAAACAATATAACTAATTTTATTAAACCCTCAAAATATTTTTATTAAGAGGGTTTATTGATTATGAATTATTACAAGGGTATTTATTGTACCATTCTTGATAACGTGCTCCATTTACAGAACTCCATGAAGACCAGTCTTTTCCACCCTTAGTCATATGTAAGGCAATTTGTGCATTTATTACTGGATTTAATAGTTCAGCATTTGAATTTAATTCAAATTTTTCTCTACGATCTGATCCAAGTTCTCCAAGCATATTAATTTGAAATACGCCATAAGAGTTGTCTCCAGTTTTAACATTACCATTAAAGGCAAGAGGACGACCATTTGACTCTGCTTTGGCAATTGCACAGGCAGATCTTAAAGCCTTTCCTTCAAATCCAACATGACGTAACATATCAACCAGTTGCTCATCAGTTAAATTATGAGCATTTTCATACTTTTCTAATTTTTTGTCTTTAGAAACCAAAAAAGCCACCTGTTGGGTGGCAGACTTCACGGACTGTTTAATTAGTAAGTTATTTTCATTTGTTGCTTTTGCTGTACCCATAAAAATGGTACTGCAAATAACCAACGTTAATACCCCTAGCCAAGCATTAGATTCTCTCATTGTATAAAACCTCCTAGAGAACAAATGCTACCTACTGGTAGCATGTATTAATTATAACATCAATTTGGCCTTTGAGTCAAGTTTTAATAATAAAATATAAAAAATTTTTAATATTATATTAGTTAGTGGTATAATGATAAGGTTATGGCTACATTTAGAGATCAATCACTTAGTTCTTATTCTGTTGGATCTACCCCGCCAAATGTGGTTTGGACTGTTGTGAGGGGCGATACAGCCGCTTTTAGAGTATATGTAACAGATGACAATAAAGATCCACTGGTTATTCCAGACTGGACAATTGATATGGAAATTAAACGTCCAAATACAAAGCCTGGCGATTTTACAGATGATGCAGAATTAGTTGTTACTTTAGCACCAGCGCCAGCAACTGGAGACGGTAATGGTGAATTTACAGTTTCTTTAACAGCAGGACAATCAACTCTGCTAGAGACTGGGGATATATTTGATATTGAGTTAAGCGATGAAAGTCGTGTTTGGACGGTAGCCAGAGGAACAATGAAAATTATTGAAGATGTAACCAATAGTGAGTCCTAATGGCTTCGGTAGTAATTTTAGATCCTTCTAAAAATAGAGAAAGGTCAATATCAACAAAAGATTATCCAAAAACAAAGGTTTTATACTCTACAAGATTAACTAAAATTAATGAAGTCCTTCCATTTAGAATAAAACTTACAAATATTGGAATACCAAGTGCATATTCAAATATACCTGGAATTGGTCTTCAAATAATTGGAATAAATAATTATATTCTTTAACATAATGATATAATGGCCCTATGGCAAAAGTATCAATAGCAAACGTAAAAACTAAATTTGAAACTGGCGATAGGCCAACACAAGAAGACTATGTAGATTTAATTGATAGTGCTTCTGCTAGATCTACAGATCTTGGTTCAGATGGTAATAACGAGTTAACAATTAATGGTATTGAAAATACCACAATATTTGATAACTTTTCCGCAAGTGAGTGGAGAGCAATGAAATATATGATCTCCATTAAATATGTAGCAGGTGGCGCAAATAAATACTTTGCTACAGAAATGAGTATTCTGGTTGACGGTACAGACGTTAACGTCAGTCAGTATGGAACAATTGATAACGATGGGAATATTGGCACCATCTCTGTTTCAAGGGCTGGAGATACAGTTTCACTAACTGTTGTTCCAGTAGGGGGAATTACACCTATAACTCTACGCTACATGCGTATGGGATTAAAGGCCTAACCAAGGAGATAAAAGATGGCAACCGTAACAAAAGACTTTAGAGTAAAAGCGGGACTGGTAGTTGAAGGATCAACTGCTACCGTTAACTCTCACGATATATTAACAGAAGCATTAGTAGATGCAAAAGGTGATTTACTAGTAGCATCTGGTGCAGACGCAGTAACTCGTCTTGCCGTTGGAACCGATAACTATGTTCTTACTGCAGACTCAAATGCAACAAATGGTATTGCTTGGAAAGCACCAGCAGCAGTTGGTGTTTTTGAATCAAGCATTTCATTTGAAGGTGCAACTGCAAACGATCATGAAACAACTCTTCAAGTAACTGATCCAACAGCAGATAGAACAATCACACTTCCAGATGCATCAGGAACCGTAGCACTAACAAGTGATATTACAGTTTCAGCATCATCAACAAATACATTTTCTAATAAATCAATTGCACTTAGTTCAAATACAGTAACAGGTTCAATTTCTGATTTCAATTCAGCACTTACTGATGCAGACTTTGCAACAATAGCAGGTGCAGAGACTCTAACTAACAAAACTTTGACAACACCAGTAATATCAAGTATTACAAATGGTGCTGCTACATTAACATTGCCAACAAGCACTGGTACAGTAGCGCTAACATCTGATATTCCATCACTTTCAGGATATGTAACTGAATCTGGAGTTCAGACACTTACAAACAAAACACTTACAGGTCCAGTAGTATCAGGATTAACACTTTCTGATGGATCTTTTGTTGTAGAAGGTTCAACAGCAAATGAATTTGAAACTACTGTACAATTTACAGACCCAACAGCAGATCATACAATTACAATTCCTAGCGTAACTGGTACTGTTGTAACAAGTGGCGATACAGGTTCTGTAACAAATACAATGCTTGCAGGATCAATTGCAAATGAAAAACTTTCAAACTCTGCAATTACTATTAATGGTACATCAACATCTCTTGGCGGTTCACGTACTCTTGGATCTGATGATATTGCAGAAGGTTCAACAAACAAGTACTTTACAGATGAAAGAGCACAAGATGCAGTAGGTCTTGCTGTAGGCAATGGTCTTGACTATGACGATACAACAGGAGCAATTTCTGTAGACCCTGCAGAATTTGCACTAAATGCTGTTGGAGCACCAACTGGCAACGTCAGCATGGCAACTTACAAGATTACAAGTCTTGGAGCACCTGAAAACAGTACAGATGCTGCCACAAAGGCTTATGTTGACTCAGTTACAGAAGGTCTACATATTCATGAGGCTGCAGTAGCAGCAACAACTGCAAATATCAGCATCTCAAATGATTTAGAGGCTGGAGATGTCCTTGATGGAGTTACACTTGTCGCAGGAAATCGTGTTCTTGTAAAGAATCAAAGTACCGCTTCTGAAAACGGTATCTATGTTGTTCAGGCTTCTGGTGCTGCAGTTCGTGCAACAGACTTTGATCAACCAGCAGAAGTAGATGGTGGTGACTTTATCTTCGTAACTGGAGGTACTGCTAATGATAATACTGGTTGGGTACAAACATCAACTGGTGTTGCAACAATTGGCACAGACCCAATTTACTTTACTCAGTTCTCAGGTGCTGGTACATATCTAGCAGGTAATGGTTTAACACTAACTGGTAACTCATTTAGTATTAACACAACAATTACTGCAGATCTTTCTACCGCTCAAACATTAACAAACAAAACAATTGATGGTGGAAGCAATACACTTTCAAACATTGCAAATGGATCGCTGTCAAACTCAGCAATTACAATTAACGGAACATCTACCTCACTTGGTGGAACTCGTACACTTGTAACTGATGACATTGCAGAAGATGGATCACCAACAAACCTATGGTTTACTGATGAACGTGCACAAGATGCAGTTGGAAATGCAGTAGGTAGTGGTCTTTCATACAATGATGGCACTGGTGCAATTTCTAACTCTGGTGTACTTTCTATAACTGGTACAGCAAACCAAGTGACTGCAGATGCTTCAACTGGAGCAGTTACACTATCTCTACCACAGAGCATTCACTCAGCAGCAACACCAACATTTGGTGGAGTAACTGTTGGGTCTGTAACACTTGCAGATGCTCTTATGGGTTCTGCTCTTGCTACCGCTTCCGATTCAGCAACAACAATTGACTCATGGTCAGCAACAACATACTCAAGTGCTAAATATCTTGTACAAATGAAAAAAGGTTCAGATATTGAAGTAATTGAGGTTCTTGTTACAGTTGACGGATCAAACAATGTTTACTTAACAGAGTATGCAGATGTAATTAGCAACGCTGTTCTTGGAACAACCAATGCTGTATACAGCGGAGGAAATGTTCTTCTACAAGTTACTGGTACAACCGCAGATACTGCTGTTAAAGTACACAAAGTCTATATTGAGGCATAATTAAAGAATAGAGGTTGGAAGTGGCAACAGTAAATAAAGACTTCAGAGTAAAGCACGGCATTAACGTAGCCGAAGGCGGAATCTTTGGATCAACAGTCACAGTTGCCACTCCTACTGAAAATTCACATGCAGCAACAAAACTTTATGTAGATAGTGCAGTAAGTTCACCAACTATTCCAGTTAGTGCAACGTCACCAGTATCTCCAGAAAATGGAGATTTATGGTTTGATACATTAACACAACGTGTTCATGTTTATTATAGTAGTGAATGGGTTGCAATTGCAACACTTGAAGATGCAGAAACATTACAAGATCATATTCATGACACCGCAATTGATGGTAGTGGATTAATTGTTAGCACATTTGTTAGTGGTGGAGCATATAATGAACCAGGCGTTCTTGTAAGTGCAGGATTTTATAATACATCAGAGTTTGAAGCAACTTTTGATGGTGGTTTAGCAATAGATAATTTTAACTAATTATCTGTTATAATATAACTAAGTATAAGGAGTAATAATGGCAACTAGAATGCAACAACGCAGAGGAACTGCAGCACAGTGGACATCAGCAAATCCAATATTAAATGCTGGTGAAATGGGTTGGGAATCAGACACAAATAAATTTAAAATTGGTGATGGAACAAACCATTGGGCAAGTCTAGATTATTTTGCCGATA